CGTTATTATTTAGCCCGGCCCCGATGGTCGTGGTGACGACAAAACCGGACGTCAGCGAAAAGCCAGCCGGCGTGGTCGACGAAATTACTTGCGCGTTCGCGGTGCCGGTTGTGGTGACACCGGCGAATTGGCTACTGGTCGACCCCACCACCGCAGTCCAGACCGCGGTGCTGGTGCTGCCGGTGGCCGTACAGATGTAGAGAATTTTATTGACTGTATCGAACGCAAAGTCGGACGCGCCGTTCACCGCCGCGTTGCCCGCCACCGAACCATTCGGATTTCCGGCGAACAGCTTCATAACCGGCAGGCCACCGCCCGCGGTGTTCGACCCGGGCAGGTTGGTCAGCGGCAGCGTGTTTTTGACCTCGGCCGTCAGGTCTATTTTCGGCGCCTGGCCAGGGTTGCCGCTGTGGTGTGCGAACAGCAGGCCGGCCAGGAACGGCGCCACGGGGTAATTCGACGGCACGCCGGTCCCGACCGACGGGCCCGCGACCTTGATTTGCCCGCTGGTAATTTGGGTCTGGCCGAATGTCAGGTCGACAAGATACAAGCCGACTTGGCCAGCGGCAGCCGTCGGCGGGACCTCAGACCCCGTTGTGGCCGGACTGCCATAGACGACGCTGATAGTGCAGATGGCAGCGCGTTCGGTGTTATTGGCCGCGCCCGTGTTACCCGGCCCCTGGAACGGCTGGGTGGGGTTGGCCGAATTCCAGTAATACAGCACGCCGTTCGTCGGGTCGCCCGCCCGGATAATATCGGCCTGGGAAAATGCGGCCTGGATAAGCGCCCATTGGCTTTGCCCAGCCGACAGCGCCGCGGTGGTCAGCGCGACCTGCTGCGCGACGGCAAAGCCCTGCTGCATGACCAGCGTCGGGTCAGATGGCAACGCCCCCCATGTGGTCGCGTCCAGGGCGGATTGCTGGTAAATGCGCCCCGCCGCCAGATTGACGTTCAGCGTGGCCGGGCTGGTCGGTGTCGCGGCCAAGCCGGAAACCACCGACGTCGTGCCGCCCGCAAGGTCTTGTTGCAGAAAGGCCGAAGCGTAAAACGCGTCCTTGACCGCCCATAATTGGTCGAAGCTGCGGACCTGCTCTTGGCTGTAGTAAATTACCCGATTGCCCATCGCCCGTCCCTTTGATTCCTGTTCACCTTTACTCCGGTTTTTACATTAGGTCCACGTCACGCCGGACTGGTCCCAGTGGATGCCGGTTTCATCCCAGAACACCGCGCCCTGCGGCGCGACGAATTGCACCCACGCGATAGTACCCTCGCACTTGGCCCGGTTGATTGCGTTGTAAACGGCCTGCTGGCCTTGTGGCGTGGCACCGCCGGACGCGTCCAGCATGGACGACCCGGCCACGTCCAGGTTCATGGTATATTCATCCATGACCGGCGTCGGATTGTTGCCGAACGGCTGGGCCAGTGGCAAAATGCTTTGGATAAAGCCCTGATATCCCAGACCGTTGTCGGTCATAAGGCCTGGCGTCACCACGTTGTCGATATCGTAAAACATCATTCCTTGGCCGGGGCCACCGTCCAGCACGCCAGTGTCGGACGGCCGCCAGGGCTCGATAATCCGCGGCGCCTGGCCGGTCACCGCCTGCACGGCGTCCGACACCGCCTTGCGGGTGGCGCCTTCTGGCAGCAAGGCCGCCAGCAACCGCACCGAATAGGCCGCGTCGGATTCGCCCGGGTTGCGCGGCAGCGCGTAAAGGCCGGTGCCGAAAAAATCCAGGGCCTTGCCGTCCAACGCGCCATTCTGCGCGGTTCCGATCAAGCACGCTTCAAAGGCATAGGCCAGCGCGCCAGATTCAAACGACATGGGCGTGCCCAGCATGACGAGCAGCCCGTAAGCCGCGCCGCCTGGCAGCTTGGCGTCGGGGCTGGCCCAGCCGTTGGGGAACAGCGCGGCCATGCGGGCCGCGAACTGGACGGCCGTCAAGGGTGTATATGTGGTCGCGGTGGTGCCCATGGTCAGTAATTCGCAACCGTGATGTGATTCAGGTCGGTTATCGACCGCTGGAACAGCGTGCCGGCCAGGTCGGCATTGACGCCGTTAATGTGCGTCGACCCAGGCTGGACCGACAACACGCCGGCGACCGTCAGCGCCGCCGCTTCGATTTCGCTGACATAGAGCAAATCCCCGTCGGCGTCTTGGCCGCCAATCGGCTGGGCATTGACCGCGGCCATGATGGCGGCGGCCACGGCGGCATTGACGACCGACGGGACAATCGGCAGCGCCGGCGTGCTGGGCGCCAAGCGCACCACCGCGACAATAGTGGCGGTGACCGTGGTCACCGCGATGGTTTCGGCCAGGATAGTGAAGCCGCGGACGGCTTCCAGCGCGTTCTGCACGGCCAGGATAAGCGACGCCGGCGGGCTGCCGGACCCGTCGTCAATGGTGGCGACGAATTCGCCCGGGCGCGGGTGGCCGCCGGTGTCGATGTTCTCTTGCAGCGAAAACAACAGATTGGCCTGCACGCCCTGGATGGCCGACACGATGGCGCCGTAAGTCGCCTTCGACAGCGAATTCAGATATTGCACAAAGCGGGCGCGGTAGGCGGCGTCGGATTCCGCGTTCTGGCCATTGCCGAACGACGCCGCGTTGGTCACAAAATCAATGCCGGGCACGTTCGTGCCAAGCTGACTCAATTGCCCCGCCGCCACGTTCGACGACGACCCGGGCTGGGCCGCCTGCACGGTGGCCGTCAGCGTGGACTGGCCGACGCCCAGCACGTAGGCGTTCAGCGTCTGGCTCCATGACGGCTGGGTGGGGTCGGCCACGGTGACGAACTGAATAGCGCCGCCGACGGTCTGCACGGTGACCCCGACCGGCACCTGGATAGGCGACCCGGCCGGCGTGTTTTTGCCGAAAGTCTCAGACCCCGTCGCCGACGTCGCCGGCAGCCGCGGGAACTGGAATTGCGCCATCCAGGCGTCCAGGTCCGCGCCGGTGCGCGTGCTGGCCAGCGTTAGCGCGTTGACGATTTGGATTTGGGCTTGCAGAAACACAGCCTGGGCGGCCGTGGCCTGCATTAGCGCCAGCAGCGGGTCACCGTCGGGCAGCGTCGGCTGATAGCCTAGTTGCTGGGCCCAGGCGGCGACCATGTCGGAAACCAGCGCGGATAGTGGCTTGTTTGGAAGCGCCATGGCGTCACTTGCCCTTTATCGCGATTGTGCCGGACTGGCCGCTGACCGTCGCCGTGCTGATAAAAATATTGACCTGGTCGGGCGTCGGCTGCTGGAAAATGATATTTGGCGGCACGCTGGTCAGCGTTTCGGCGTCGGCCAGCACGCCCAGCGAAATCCGGCGCTCGACGTCGGCCAGATTGGCGGCACTGAAATCCTGGTCGTCCAACGACCCCAGACCCTGGCCGAACGTGGGCGCGAACACATAGTCGGCCGGGGTGAACGTGCCGTCGGGCAATTGCTGGGCCGGGTTGGTGATAATCCGCCGCACCACGCGCTGGCGGTAGGCGTCCCAGCCCGTCGCGGTCTGGATGCTGCCCGACGGGGTCAGCAGAAAATCGCGATTCCAGTCCAGCCAAAAGGTCGGGTTGCTCATTGTGCTATGACCACCGTGCTATCGCTGTTATCCGCCAGCTTTATCGGCTGCGGCAGCGGGCTGCCGCTGCCATTGTTCAGCGAAATCAGCGGGGCCACCACTGACACGGCTTGCCCGGCAGTCACGCGCGCCGTTCCCGCTGTTGCCGCCACGGTCGCGTTACCCTGGGCTGCCGTCACGTTCACGTCACCCTGGTTCGCGGTCGCATTGATGTTGCCTTGCGCCACGATGGCGGTCAGGTCGCCGGTCGGCAGGTTTAATTCAACCTCGCCGCTGGCATGGAAATGCAAAAACGACCCGGCCAAGGACTGGACGCCGATTTCGCCAGGCTGCAACCCGGGGAACGGCGGCAGGAAAACCTGGTCGAAGCACATTTCAGCGCAGACGGCCACGCCGTAATTGCGCTCGATTATCGACACCTTGCACTTTTCGCCGGCAGTCGGATTCTGCACCGACGCGCCGCCTTGCGGTGCTATTTGCACGCCCCAGCCGCTGCCGGCCATGATTGTGCCGAGCGGCATCCAGCCGGTCAGCACATAATTGCCGTCGCCGTCGCCCAGCGACGGGATGACCAGGCGCACGCGGTGCGTGCCCGGGTCGTAGCTGGCCACATGGCCATAGACGTCCGGCCGGTAGGTTTCCGCCTGCTGGGCGGCTATGTGTTTCATCTGGTGGGCCAATTCGTCGGCGGGGTTCATTCTGGCGACCCCGTCAATGTCGAACTGCCCTCGCCGACCGGCTGCACGTCCAGCAGCATGAACGACGTATCCAGTTCGGCCGCGCGCGCGGCGCCGCCCTGGGGCATATTGAACGTGTGCGTGTAGCCGGTGACGTAATACTGGTGCGACAGGAACCCGGCCGGGATATTGCCATCCAGGGTCGCGGGCTGGCTGGGGGCGATGCCGGGGATGATATCGGCCACGCCGTTGACAATCAATTCGCGCTTGGCGATATCGGCGGCAATCGACTGGGCCCGCAGATTGGCCTGCGCCTGGGTCAACCCGTCGACGTGGAATGTGTAAAGCGGGATGGCATTTTTTTTCGACGCGGGCCCGCTGCCGATTGACGACGCAATTGCGGCCGCGTTCGCGCCCGACCAGGCGCCGGCGCGGATTGTGGTGTTGCCCGACGTGCTGCGGTCGGACCCTATCACGTAAGCCTGGCCCTTGACGGTCTGGCGCGCGGTGGGGTCGTAGGACAGCACCAGCACACGGAACGTCAGATTGCGCCGCGGGTTGTGTTCGATATTCAGGTCCAGCAGCGGCAGCGCATCGCCCTGCGGCGGGTTTTGCTTCCAGGCGAACGTCAGCGGCGCCAGGCCGGCGCCGGGCACGCCAAACACCAGATGCTTGTCGGGCGTGGTGTAAACCTCGTTTCCGGTGTCCCGCGCCAGCCGCATAAGGATACCCCACAGCGACTGCGGCACCGCGGTCAGCACCGTGTCACCGCCGCTGCCGAAAATGGACCCGATTTCCGGGTCGGACCCGGCGCCCTGCGCCAGCCGCAGGTCAGGCGTTAGCCCGAATTGCTTGGCGATGGCGGTCACCAGGCGCGACAGCGGCTGGTTCATGGTGCTGACCCCGGCCCCGGAGACCTCGCCCGGCGCCAACGCGCCCATGCCGGCCAGCACATTGGTCAGAACCCGCTTTTGGTCGATAAGCAAGCCCGACCAGTCGCGCGCGTGAACCGACACCGTGTCGGCTTTGAAGCGCCAATTTGCTTTCAGATACTCGCCGCCGAACAGGTGCACCGGGCCGCTGCCATCCTGGGCCAAATAGATATCGACCGGCAGCACCGTGGGCGCGTCCTGGGCGATTTCCAGCAGGTCGACCGACGCGCCGTCCAGCGCCGTGATGCTGGACGTGACGGTGGCATGGCCGGTCGACCCGTGGCTGCCGCCGGTGATCTGTGCCCGGAAAAATGGGATATTGTTGCCGCCGATTTGCATGGTCATGGTGCTGGTCATATGGCGGGTATCGTGATGGTGAATTGGCCCACGGGCTGCGGGTCCGACAGCGCGGACGCGGCCGCAATATCGCCCCAAAGGCCGGCGTCGCCCAGGTATTGCGCCGCCAGGGAAAACAGGTTCGGGTTAATCAGCAGCAGATAGCGCGCCGGGGCCCGCGGGCTGGCCACAATGACGCCCATGGCGGCCGCGCGCGCGGCCAAGTCAGCCGCCGGCGACGCCTGGGTGGCGTCAACGCCGGCTATCAGCGGCGCGGCTGCGGCCTGCACGGCGGCAATGGCCACCGATATCGCCGCGCTGTCGGCCGGCTGGATGCCCGCCACGGTGCCGTTGCCGTTCAGCAAGCCCTGCTGCACCGCCGAATCCAGCCCGGCCGCCGGTGTCGCCAAGGTATCCGGCAACGCCAGACCGTCGTCGCCCGCAACCACGTCGTCCAATTCCATGCCCTGTGTGGCCAGGGCCTGCTCGGCCGACTGTCCGGCGCCGGGAATCACGCCGACGCCAGACAAGTCCTGCGCCGGATCGAACGCGATATGGTACGGGATAAGCCACTGGTGCTTTGCTTTGGGCTCAAACATGGTGATTTTGCCCAGCCACGCGAACGGCCCATAAGCCAGCGTGACGTCGGCGCCCTGCGCGCGCATGCGGTCGATTTGCTGCGCGCGCGCCATGGCACCGGTGCCGGTCAGGATGCCGGACCATGCCAGCGGCAGCGGGAAGGCGCCCAGGTCGTCCTGGGTTATCAGGCCGCCCGGGAATTCGTGCCGGACGACGACTTGCTTGCCGCCCAGCGGCCCGAATTCCTGGGGGATTTCCAGCGACGAAAACACGACATTGCCGGACGGGCCGCCCAGAGTCAGGAAAAGGCCAGCCATGTATGCCCCCTGTTCCTGGTTACGGGCTAATGCCGCCGCCGGCGGTGAACGTGCTGTCCAGGCCGCCCTGGCCCTGTGCTTGGTTGTGGGTGCCGGAGGTGTGCAGCATTTCGACGATGATGGCGGCCACGCGGTGGGCCAGTGTTTCCGGGTGGTCTGTTTCGGCCTTCACCGTCACGTTTAGCGTCGACGGGCCCGCGCCAGCCGCACTTGCCGGCGATGAAAAACCGCCGCCCTTTGGCGCAAACGCCCCGCCCAGCAGATACTGGCCGCCGGTGTATGACCCGCCGGCGAATGCGCCGTAAGCCGCCCCCAGCAGCGCGCCGGGGATGGCACCGCCGCCGAAACCGAACACAGCGCCAAGCCCGGCACCAGTCAGGCCGCCAGCGATAGCGCCGCCCAGCATGCCAGGGCGCAGCGCAGCGCCGAACGTACCCGGCGCCGGTGGCCCGCCCGGCGACCCCTGGGCTGGGAAATGGGCGGCGATGCTTTTCAGGGTTTCGTCGAACGCTTTTAGGCCGGTGACCAGCGGCGGCAATATCACGGCGCCGATATCCATAAGCACGTTGCGCAGGTCGCCCCAGGCTTCGCGCGCCTTTTGCACTGGCGAGTCCTTGTCCAATTGCTCAAATATCGGCAGCCCGGTGCGGAATTTCGGCATTTCCCCCGACAGAGTCTGGATTTGCTGGGCCACCTTGGGGTCGGCCAGCACGCCGAAACCGCCAGCACCCTGCTGGCCGAATAATGCCTGTTCGACCGGCAAGCGGCGCGCCAGCGGGATGGTCTGCGCTTTTGGCCCTGCAATCGACAGCATTTTGATAATATCGGGCTTGCCGTCGGTGAACCAGGTGGGCTTGCCGGCGTCGTCGATTAGACCCATTTCGCGCAGGACCGTAATGCGATTTCGATACGCGCGGCCGGTCATAAGGTCGGTGGGCGGCAGCGCGCGTGACGCCATGGCGGATATCCAGGTGCCGGCCTTGGTATTGCGCACGCCGGCGCGCTGCATGGCGCCGACCAGCAGCAGTTCCTGCATGGGGTCGACCTCTAGCGCGCGGGTCCGCGGGATGGCATAGCTGGCCGCCCGTTCAATCTGTGGCAGCTTTTCCGGGTCGACCGCCGAAATGTAGGCGAACGACGATGCCATTTTCTGGATGCCGGCGGGGTCGTACACCTGGAACATATGCGCCAGGCCGGTCATGGACTCCATGGCGCTTTCGACCGTGGTGCCCTTGCCCTTCAATTTGGCTTCCGCCGCCGCGGCCTGTAGCAGCCCGGGCATGACCGCCATGCGTTCGTCGAACGGCATGCCGGCGAATTGGCGAATGCCGGTCAATACCGCTTCCTCAAGGTCGCCGATAGGCGCACCGGTGCGCGACGCGGTGTCCTGCAACAATTGGCGGATTTGCGCGCGGCGCGCGCCGGACGTCGCCGGGTCCTCAGCCGCGCCCGGGATCGTCAGCATCATGCGCGCCGTGGCGTCCTCTAGTTCGGCTTCCTCGTAAACGCCATAAGCCAGGGCGCCGCCGCCGACCATGGCCGCGTTACTGCCGCGGATATAGGCGTGTCCGCCAGGGATAGGCGTCGACAGGCCCGACACATGCAACCAGTTGCCATGGCGCCGGCTTGCGCCGCCACCTGGGCGCCGCCCCGCGGGCGGGATAGCACCGCCGCCCCCACCGCCGCCGCGCGCACCGCCGCCGCCCGCAAGCGGGATAGCCGGCACCCCGCTGGCTGTGCGACCGACAGCGGCCAGGGCAGTCGCCGCGGCCGTGGCGTTGCGGGTCACCGTCGACAGTTGCCGGGATATCGTCGACAGACCCGCGCTGCGGCCCAGCCCTGCCAATTCCGCGCGGGCCAACTGGATAGCGTCGGCCAGGGCGCGCGCCTCCTGGGCCAGCCGCGTAATGGTCGGCGTGGC